CCTGTGGTTGTTTACTCCCTTTAGATTTTTTCTTAGTTCCAAACCAAACGGCTAAGTCCTCCTTAAGGATCTTTTCAATGTCTTTTTCTTCTTTCATGTTAAACTTTTTTTTGTATTTTTTTACTGTCTCAGGATGATAACCATGAATATCGTTACCCTTATCATCTTTCCTATTCGAAGCTTGACTCAACATCTTTTTTACCTTCTTATAAAACTTTTCGTCTTTTGTAATTTGTTTTTGGTCTCGGTCCATATCACCATCGTACGAATCGTGAGAGTTTTCAGGGCTCACATAATTAGAAACTGCGTTGGTAAAGGGTTGAAGACTGCTTTTCTTCCAATCTTCGGGACCCATTACTATTGGTATCTCATATCTTCCAGAACCCTTGGTTCTAGTTGTCTCATTTATTTTTACAATCATAATTCTATATTATAAATATTAAAAAAACACATTATGACAGGATCAACTCAGTCGTATTTCTTATTTGACACGATTCAATATACCGATAATGAATCTTTAGGTAAATTCTTAGATAACCTAAAAAAAGAACAGGCTATAATGATAGTGACCGAAGCAATACAACACGCTTTTAGGAATGGTCTATATGATATTAAAGAATCTGAAGCAATTTCAAGATCACTCAGAATAATCGATCATAAAGTATAAAAAAAAAGGGTCTCACGGGACCCTTTTAAATTTATAGTTTGTTACCACATGAAGGACAGAATTTATATTCTTTCTTCTGTTTTTTTCCACACTCAGAACAATAATTCACAATATCCTTCACTTCAGTGTTTTTTGTTCCTGTAGGTAAAATTTTATAAGTCACTTTATGTGAAACAAAAGGAGAGAATTCCTCATTTACGGTTGTGAAAGTTTGATCCGAAGATTCACCTTTTTCTATTCTTCCGGTCTCAATTGATTTTTTTGAACCTCTCAGAGGGGTTCTTGATGTATCAAATTTACTCCTGACATTTGGACCTTCGGGTGTTGTATTAGAGTAGAAAGAACTCACATTACTGGTGGGAACTCCCATACTATTAGTTGTGTATGTTATATTTCCACCTAACCAAGGAGACCCCGTGTTTATCGTTGTCCAACTAGATCCCCAACTACCACCAACTAAGTGAGGATAAATTGGTTTTGTTGATTCATCGTAGAACTCAATCTCTACATTACCGTTAAATGCAATTACATCCCTATTAGGACGATTATCTTCCACTTCGTAGGTAGTGAATACAAACTTGTTATTAGTGTCTAAAAAACGTTCTAAAAACAGTCTCTGACCAGGTCTTATGACGATACCTGTAGAGGAGATGTACTTTCCGTTTAATTTGATCTTTGCTAAGATGGAATTTGTTTTGGGGTTGTAGAGTTCAATTTCGAATGTTTCCCCTTCATTCATGTATAGGTTTACACCACCATATACTTTAAGTCTCGACTTTCTTTTTGTTACGTGAGCGGTCGGATTACTCACACTTGTTGCGTAATTCATTTTTTTTAATTTTACAATAGTTGATTGACTATGTTACCAATACCATCGTATCCGTGAATACTCAACAGTGGTTAAGACTGGGGACTGATAAACTAAAATCTAAAAATAAATATAGTAAGAAAATATTTTGATACAATAGATAATTTCTTTATCTTTGTCACAAAACCCACATGATGAAAAATATATTGATAATCATTTTATCTCTAATCTCATTCAATTCTTTTTCACAAAAAAAAGACGAAAGCATACAAATCATAGATTCGGTATCGAAAGTTATAAAAAAACACGTGACTTTTATTTCATGGTATGTGGAGAACGATACTGTAAAAATTACTCAATTTACAACATACGATAGGGTTACTAAAAAATATATTCACTTCAACTCAGAGGACATACAAAAATATTACCCCACATTAAACACAACTAAGATTCAATTTCCATTGAGTGGTGCCCACAGGAGCGACGTTGATAATATTAATCGTATCCAACCCATCCACTTTGGGTATCGGCCCAATTTTTCCACTAGAAGAAACACCAATCGTTGATTTTAGAATTGCCCAAGGAAAATCAGGTCCCAAATCTTTGAGTAGTCTATCAACTCCGTTATTCCCTCTCTTTTGGTCGAATCTTCTAAAAGCATCCATATACGCAGGATTACTCAATGAAGAATCAGGACCAAATGTATTATTGAAAGATTCTTCCAAACCCCAAGCTCTCATGTCAGGTAACGCATCTTTCAAACTATTTTCATTAAAATTTAATTTGGTTATTTGATTTTGTCCCATCTGTTTAGGTAATCCGGCTTGACCATATTTTGCATATAGTGCAGTCCCAACATATATTCTGTATTCAGGTGTTCTACTACCTCTGAATAATGTGTCACCATATGTTTTTCCGTTATATTCGAAATAAATTATATCGGGCATATAGAATGTATCAAACGAGAGAAATAGATTACCTTCACCTTTACCGATATTCCAAGGTACTACTTGAGTAAAATCTTGATCTACTGAAAGTGATCCTCCCGCAGACTGTAATGGCTTAACGTTACAGAATGTTTTTGTTTTTGTTGTAGTTGTTGTTTTACTACCAGATCCGACAATATCAAAATTTACAAATTGTTCTTGATTATATTTTTTCTTCTTTTCCTCATCTTTAAAATCTCCACTACCAGGACCCCCATATGGAGTCTTACCGATTGTGACTTCTTCAACGGACTCCGGTGATTTAATAAACAAAACCCCTTTCTTTATCAAATCGGGAAACAATTCTTGGAAATATTTTTTTACATTATTTGCTCTAGCCAAAGCCAAACTTCCCTTAGTCTCAAAACCTTTCGGGTTTGTAACCCTCGATTCTCCTGCTGATATGTTGATTGTAAAGTTACTCGAGTCACTATCTTGTATAAATTTTTCAATTTGAGGCTTCAATTGTTCTATTGCAGTCTTCACTGTTGGTGAGTCATATTTCCCATATTCAAACTTATTTCCCAAGTTTGTTGTAGGGAATTTATTTATTTTAGTCTCAGTATTTGTGATTACCTCGGGCTGTCTTTGTTCCTTTATCAGATAATGATTTTTGGTCGCACTCTCGTGCATCTGTAAAATTCTCGACATCTCAACCGAATCTATATTGAAGTTTTGTTTGATCATGTTTATAAATATCTGATATAAAAAAAAAGGGTCCCGAAGGACCCTTTTATATTTTGGTTAGACCATATTATCTCAACTCTCTCAAATCGAATGTTCTAACTCCATCAACTGTGATTCTACCATAGAAACGGTTGTTAACCATTTTCTTAGCGTATCTAGTCATGATACCCTTGATAGGTGTGAAGTTGAATGGGTTATACATTGTTGGAGTAAGTTGTAAAGGTACATATGGTGCGTAGATATAACCTGTGTCAAGTAAAGATGTTCCTTTGTGACCCAACAACACTTGGTTTGGTGGGAAGTAAGGATCTCTATAAACTTGGTATCTACCAGCAAGAGTACCAACTCTTTCAATACCCATGTTGTATTGATCCTGCTCAGGAGCCGCGTTTGATACGTGGAAATACTCCAAGTCATCAAAAATTGCACTGATTTCAGAAGATACAACGATCCAGTTAGCACCACCTCTTAGAGTTGATTTGTGGATCTGAGCTGAAATTTGGTTGATTGCTGTGATAAGCGTTTGGTTCCAGTCCTTTTGTGTATAAGGTACTGCATTGTTACCCAATTGCTTCCATCCGTTGTAGTTCCATCTTAAGTTCCAAGCTGCACCTTTTCTAAGGTCTCTTAGGATCTCTCTATCAATTTCAGCTGCAACTTGCTCTGATAACAAAGCAGTTAATTCAGCTTCAGCATCGATGTTGTGGAATGCCGCAACGTCTTGAGCCAATTCAGGTGACCATTGAGCTCTTAGTTTTCTTTCAGTTACAGAAACTGTTACAGCCTGTAGATCGAAAGAAACCTCACCCAATCTGTCTTCGAATTCCATTTCTTTGTAAACTCTGTACTTACACTTGAATGCTTGGTTGTAATCTGTGTTCACTGTTGTAGTGTATCCAGAATAACCATCAAGTGAAGAAGATGTTACTTCACAAGGAACTTGAAGATCAGCTTCAAGATAAATTACACCGTTAGCATCACAAACGTTGTTGTATGAACCACCATTACCTGTAGAAGGGAATGTTGTGTTTGACTGACCGCCATACTGTACAATACCTTTACCGTAAACCTGTGTTACAACTCTGAATAATACAGGTGAAGATACACCTGAGAATCCGTTTGCAGTTGCGTTAGTGATTGGAAGAACTTGTAAAGAAGCTAAGAAAGCTTCAGTATCTTGTTCGTTACCATCTGGTCCGATCAATTGACCTTGACCTGCACTTTGGAAACCAGAAAGTGCCATGATTACTTTTCTATAAGTACCAGCTGCGTATCCTGATTGGATAAGTGCGTTTCCTGCTGCATCCCATACTTGCGTTGAAGCTGTGTATGTCATTGCAGAGAATGTACCTTTAGAATAGTCGAATAGACCTGGAGGATCCAAATCTGGTTCGTTACCTTCATAGAAAAGATCGTAAAGATCTTTGTCATTTTGGTTGTAACCCGCATTTTGTGAAGCTGGTCCGTTAGGTGCTCCAAAAGGTGCGTAGTGATCACCACCATCTTGTGGTAATAATTCATTCGGAGACTGATATCTCTGAATGTGAGGTACGAAGTAGAACAACTTACCGATTGGTAGGTTCATAGCTTGTACTGAAACGATATCATTAGCAAGAAGTTTAGAGAAAACTCTTCTAACGATTGGGAAAACTACAGTTTCGAAAGAACCTGATGAGTCAGTTGTTGCAGCCTCATTGATCAAATATGATGCTTGGTTTTCGAAAAGCTGAGCAATGTTTTCCTTTGCGTGACCTTTAAGACCCTCTAAGAATCCTAATTTGTCCCATTTGTTGATAGTATCTTCCTTGATAACTTTAAGGTGCTTAAGACCAATGTTACCAACGAGACCTGATTCTAATAATGCTCCCATTTTTATTTGTTTTTGTTTTTAATTTTTTATTATCCGATCTTACTCATCAAATCCTTAATTCTTAAGAACTGAGGTGCTTCGTAAGTCTTATTTTCTATCAGATTAGTTGCTGATCCTGTTGATACAACCTTTTCAATTTTTCCAACAGATTCGTTGATTGATTTAGAAGGTGCACTGTCAGTGTTTGACAACTCATCTTTTAGAGTTTTGTATAGATTTTTAGATTCTTTCAAAGATTCAACACTATCAAATCTTCTAAGGATGTTAATTTTTTCCTTTTTAGTTGTAGCGTGTTCTGTGAACAATCTTGTAGCGTATGCTAAATTTGAATTGAAGATTGCAACTTCATTTAATTTAGATCTGAAAATGTTAAGTGCTTTTCTGTACTCTTCATTCTTTTCTCTTAGTTGTTTTACTTCGATTTCAAGTGCTTCAAATGTTAGATTTCTGTTGTCTGTTATTGCTTTTCTAAGACCTCTAGATCCGTCTTTAGAACCAAACCCGTAAGTACGAGCTGCTTCTTTAGCTTCAACTTTCTTCTTAGCTTTAACAACTTTAGTCTTTCCATCAGTATTTTCACCTTCTTTGTACTCAAACTTAGGTTTACCCATACCAACGCCTTTTGTTCCTTGCTTCATTTTTTTAGGTGACTTGTATTCAGTTTCACCATCATATTTGAAGTTAGGTTTTCCGATGCCCTTACCTACTGGTTTTACGGTCATCTTAGCCTCTTTTACTCCGACCTTTTTGTGATCGTAAGATTCTTCTAAACCATCCATGTCTTCTTCCATGTCTTCGTGCATTTCGTCTTCCATATCTGAGTCCATGCCCTCTTCCATTTCCATAGCCATTTCAGGATCTATGTCGTCCTGTTCGTCCAACTCATCAACTTCAGCTCCCTCTTCCATTTCCTCGATATCATCATCTTCATCGAGACTGATTTCATAAACGATTTCGTCAACTTCTTCTTCGTCATCTTCCTCTTCTTCTTCGTCATCTTCCTCTTCTTCAAGAGAATGATCACCGTCAAAAAGTTTGCTAACGATCATGTCGATTTTCTCGTCGTCCATGTCTGAGGTTTCGTCAGATCCCATGTCCATAGGATTACCCTCTTCATCGAGAGTTTCATCAAAAGATGCCATATCCATGTCCTCTTCTAATGATTCTCCTAACTTAACAAGATATTCTGCATCCTGATTGTTATCAGTGATATGAATATCATCACCGTCTTTTTTCACGATGATTCCATCTTCTTCGCCCATTGCTTTAAAAATTTTAAGAATTTCTTCGTCCGATGCGCCTGTTAAGTCGATAGGACTTTCAGAATCCATGTCCATGTCCATATCAATGTCCATATCCATGCCTTCTTCGTTATCAACATCCATTTCCATTTCATCTTCTTCAGGTGAAACTTCTACGTCTGTATCTATTTCTGAATCTAAGTCAACCTCTTCCTCATCATCTTGTTCTGAGAGAGATTCTTTTACCAGTTGTCCGATTTCTTCTTTCATTGTAGAACGAAGTATTCCTTTTGCATTTTCGGCGATTGCTTGTTCAACATTTTTCATTTGAATCAACGCCTCTTCAACAATTGATTTATTTTCTTGCATAATAAATTGTTATTATTTTAACTTATAAATAGTGTCTAAATCGAAAAAAATTTAGGCTGTAGCTAATATTATTGGAGTTTTTCCGAATGTAACCAACGTAGCTGTTGGGTAGTTTGTCGTGATCCAAGACAAAACGTTAGATGAAGTAGTATCAAAAATTAGAAATCTCTCTGTAGATCCTCCGTCATTTAGGTTAATGTTGAAGCCACCACCTGTGTTATCATTAACAACAACAGAGGCCGCATTGTAAACAGCAACATTATATTCAGTAAGTCCTAATGAATTGGCAAGTGTAATCCCATCTTGGATGGTTCCGCCCTGTATCAATCTT